TCTTTAGGAAGTTTTGACCCTCGCTCCTCTAGCCAGCCACGCAACTTAAATATCAGCTCCGTGCGTAAGTTCTGATACGTTCCACCCATTGATGGCGCCTCTGAGACGTTCACGCCGCGCACCGGCAGGCCCAGCTCACGCAATCGATCCACGACGCCTCCACCCATTCCAATGCTGTCTACGAGTATCTCGCTGGGGCGTATGGAGGTTGGCAGTCCATCGTATTGAGCCTTAACGCGGCCAACGGTCTGCATCAGATCCAGCCCCTGCCACCGATCAACCTCGGTGACGACGTTGCCAATCCTCTTAGCCAGTGCCGTCTTATCAGTGCCGAAGCGAGCCACATCCAGCCCCCATATGGGAGCCGTGTCTGTGACAATTATGTCGCGGTTTACTGCCGCCTCTGCCAGGTGTAGGGGTATGATCGTATCGTCATCTGCTAGAGGAAACTCGCCTAACACCCTGATCCTAAAGGCATTACTCTCTTCTCCGTAACGTAGGCGCATCTCATCGATGAACTCTTCGGAGACGAGTGGGCTTTCTATGCAGCTCCATCGGCGCGTCCACCAGGAACCTTTCAAGCGGTTGTGCGTCTCGAAGAATGTGCCACTAGATCTGGTAGGGTTGCCGAGGAGTAAGGTCGTCGCGTTGTGTCCTGACATGGAGCCGGCGGCTGCCTCAAATACTGGCTCAGGTACGCCGGATGCTTCGTCAACGACAAGCAAGACATTCTCGGAGTGTACGCCGGCTAGGGCCTCTGGCGTTTCCGCTCTGGACGTCCTGGCCGAAATGAAGGCCTCGGAGGGTGCCGCCGTTAGCTCTACGCGATCAGACTTGACGTTGAGTAAAGGCTGTAGAGGTTTGGGTATCTCATTGATCCACTTTTTCAGCTCGGCAAATAGTGCGTCAAACAACTGCCCGGTGGTGGGTGCAGTTACGACGACCTTGCATGGATACTTAAACATCACATACCACAGCATGGCCCAAGAGGCTGCCGTGGACTTGCCGGTGCCGTGTCCGGAGCGTATCGAGATCTTACGCTCCCCACGGGCTACGGCCTCCAAAAACTCGGACTGATACGGCGTAGGGTTGCCTCCTAAGATCTCGATAACGAAATTATTTGGATCTTTGGAATACTTATCGACGAAATCAATTAGGGGGTTACTCTCCGCCATTTGTTACCTCTGCATCGTCTACCGACGTCATGTCTATCGTGCGACGTTTTTTTAAAGCCTCTAGGTGCAAGTCGCCGATGTTGATGTTAACGCTCACTCCGGCGCGCGTCCCGTATCGATCAGTGTTGAATGCACCGGCTAGGAACTTGCGGTACTGCGATTGCTCTCTGGCTGCTGCTATGGCCGAGGGAGAGCTTTCCTTATCGAGGTTGTCGACGATCTCTAAGCCCTGCTCTGCGTACGCGTCGGCTGCCTCAGACCTGGCTCTCGTCATTGCATCGACCCACTCGGGGCGAGAATTGAGTATCCTAGACATTGTGCCACGGGCGCAGTCGAACTTTTTTGCTAGGGCTACGACCGTCATTCCAGACGCCATCTCTTCGAATAGCCAGTCAGCTCCGCCCATTTCGACGACGTGAGCAGTTATGGCGCGTGTTAGCTTTTGTCCTGCCAATTTGTGTACTCCCATATATTTTTAAAATTTTAGAGATGTGTCACCGCTTTTGCAATGGGGGGGGTGGGGGGTGTGGCAGATTTGGCTGTCAACTGCGTCAGAACCTATCGTCCACGCCGCCCCCGCATATTTGCTGGCCGGGGGGGGGTCAGCGCCTAGGAGGCTGTATGTTAGCGCTATCATCCTATAATAAGTATTATGTAATATGCTAAGTCATTGATATCATTGAACATGTAACTTAATGGCGTCATAACTGGTGATATTACCCGGCAGTCATGCAGCCAGCGCATAGCAAATGGGCCGATATCTGGCCTCGCGAGCGTGTGTGGCGACGTTACTGTCTCGCACAGTGGTTAGAGAGCCTGAGAGCCACCACACAGCCCGTCTAAGATGTTTTATGATACGAGGTAGCCGAGACACCTAGACCCCACTCTACGAGGCTCTCACGCGCTCTAATGCACGGTGTGCAGTTCGCCCTCTTCTTCGGCCCAATCCATTGCCATTTCGACCAACACTTGTCCGATAGCATCAACCCTTGCCCCACGATCAATCATCTCGGATATGTAATCGATCAGGTCGTCATAGACTTCTGCCGTATGCTCATCGTCCACAAACTCTGGTACGCGCATTAGGATCACCATGATACCTCCAATAAAAAGTCCCAGCCTCATCATAAGGCCGGGACAGTTGATGCGCTAGGGGAGAGCTAGCGCAAACAGGCAGTGCTATATCTTACCAAGTTTACGATAGTTCGCAAGCACTCGCTCGCCGCTCTCGGTAATATGAAACACTGGCGGATAACCTTTGACGATAGTATCGGCAAAGACGTGCTGCTTTCTATTCAGACGAACTATGCTTTCTCTAACATCACGAGTGTAAATACCAGTGCGATGTACGAGAGCTATGTGGCTCATGTGTTTAATCGACAGCTCCTTTAAGACCGCTAGATCGGTATCGCTTGGTGGATACACGTTAGGCGTTACAGCTATTGGAGAGGCTGGCACATGCCCCTCTGCTGCAGCGCAAGCCGCCATGTCGTCGCCTATCTGTTGTTCATACCTAGCGACGCTGAATGGAACTGCAAACGGCAAAGCAAACGCCAGGTACTCGAGGTCAAACCTCTCGCCACCTAGATCTGCGACTGTCATGCTCTGCTCAATGTGCCTCGAGTTGTGTCTAATGGTTGTGCTATTAAAAAGGGATTTCTTCATATTCTATTTTCTCCTTGGTTTTGCGCACGGCTACCACCTCTGCGCCATTGAATGCCTGCTTAACGTCTAAGACTGTCTGACCGTAGTGCTTGAGTGCTATCGCCACCTCACGCATTGTGTGGATCGTTATGCCCTCACGCTTGGCATAAGCCGCCGGCCACTCCCGCCCATCGGCGATCACCCCAAAGACATGACCCTCGATCTCATACTCCCACACGTCTGGATCTGAGTGTGGCATGCCGGCTGCGTCTGCCTGGGCATCCATAGCCCTCAACCCCCTGACACACACACTGACACGTGCCACCGTCTGAGCCACGTCACTTTCGCGAATGGCTGCATTCAGCTTCCCCATTGCCGATCCATACTTCGCGGCCATCTCGGGGCTGACGAGATCTGGCAGCCTGTCCACTCCCCACTTACGATCCATCTCACGGGCCACGCGGTCTAGGCCACCGAGTGCCAGATCACACGCCACCTCATTGGGCGACGCGGCCGACGGAGAGATGAGACGATCCTCTAGTTTCTGTCTGCCGGGTTTGCCGGGTCTCTGGGCCATTACGAAACCCTCACTTCAAGGTGTGGAGAAGGTGTGGAAGAACTACCTGTTTCACCACCCCACAAAATCCACACTTCCACACCCTCACCCCCTACAGGGGGGGAGAGGTGGTGTGGTGAGTGAATTTGGTCTTTTTCCACACCTTGAAAAACGTGGTGTGGAAGGTGTGGTAAGGTGTGGAATTTGGCCCTCATTTGATCGGCCAATCTGCCGGCCTAAAGCCACCCTTTTACGCCTCGATCAGCCGCATCATTCTGGGTGCTGGCCGCCTGGCTGTGGCGGCATCCGGGCGCATTTCCATCCTTTGGATTGTCTGCGTGTCGGTTTCCAGCATTCTAGCTAATTGGCTGCGTGACAGCCGGAGGTATGTCCTGGCGAGCTTGATTTGATCTGGGGTCATTTGAGGCTCCTTAGCTTGCTGTAGACCCTGTAGGTCAGCTCACAGTCCTTGATGGCCCCGTGTATCTGCCGGTGTGTGGTGTCGATGTTAAACTTGGCACACAGCGCATTTAGGGACGTGTCAGAGGGGGGCTCGGCATCCCACGCCATGCTCTTGGTGCATATGGCCTCACCAAATTTCATTGGGTAATATCCAAGGCGCATCATCTCATCATCGATAAACATGACGTCAAAGGCCGCATTGTGGAAAATGAGGCCCTCGTTGATCTCAATGAAATCTAGAAACTCGTCGGCTATTTCGTGGAAGGTTGGGAAGTTTATTAGAAACTCCGAGCTTAGGCCGTGGACTGCCTGCGCACCCGCCGGCATTGCTCGCTCAGGGTTGATGTATTGCTGGTACATAACGCCTGTTCTTTTACCGTCGATTAGCTCAATTGCCCCAATCTCCACAATCCGGTGTCCATCATCTGGGTCTAAGCCGGTAGTTTCTGTATCGATTACGATGACCCTATTCATGGTCGTTGCCCCCCGCTTCCTCAATCTGCTGCTCACGCTTGGCGCTTTCTTGGGCGTCTCGCATGTCTCGGTCCTCAAGCTCGCTTCGTACGATGTGCATCTTGCTGCGTAGCTCTTGATCATATTTGCGATCCTCCTCCGCCCAGCGGTCAATGCACTCGTTTTCCCACTGCGCCTGGCGCATCTTTTCCAGCTCATCGTTGATTTGCTTCCTTGTCATTAAACCGATCATTGATCTGTATTCTTCGATTTTCATTGGTAGCTCCTATTTTTCAAACACATCCAAAACGCCTGGGTTGCACCACTCACACATCAGGCCATGTTTACCCAAGATCTTTTCGATCTTGTTGTTCACGCCCATAGTAAAACCAGTGCCGTCGCCGTCAGTCATCTGGTAGTAATCAGCCCAAACAATTGGATAGTTATCTTCTGCGCTGATCCGGAAACCTTCATCCCGGCTCCAGCCACCCTCGTGAACTGGGGCGCCGATTTTCTTTAATTCCGTAAATGCTTTTCTGTAATTAGTTTTCATTGGTAGCTCCTATGGGCGCAATGCCCTGCTGATGGTGTAGTGGTAGCAGGGGCCGAAGCCCTTGCTGTTAATAAACTGTGCGGCCAAGTAATAAGTTGATATTAAGCCCAGCCTCAGACGCGCGTTCACCTGCTGCCACAATGGCAGAACGCATCATCGCATCGTAGTAACCCTCGTCGTCTTCGTTCATGCAGACGTTTTGGTGGTCTACTGCTTCGTCAGCCAAATACAAACCTTTAACATTAAATTTATTATAACCAAGTTTAGCTTCGATAATATAAAGCTCATTTTGAAATGCGCGGTATGTTTTGTAGTCGGCCATCTTGTATCTCCTGTAGGGGCGTGCTGCCCTGCTTCGTATACATCATAGATAGGGCATACTGCCCCTATAGTCAACACACAAAATGCACTTACTTAAATATTTATTCTGCGCACTTATTTGCGCACGACTTGTTACTAATAAGTGTCACCTTTTGATAGGTTATCAAACGCCCACAGCGGCTGCATGTTTGTGTAGTTAAAGCACTCGATCTGCTGTCGCTCGTCGGTTAAATCAAATGCAGCGCATGGCTTGATGTGGTCGATGTGCCAATCTCCGTGGTTTTCCCACGACATTCCGACGGTGAATTGATCCTCTAAATGCTGTCGCAGTTGCTCTACGCTGCACCCCAGCAACTTCTTTGATGAAGACTTTTTCGCAGTTCCATTTAAAGCCCCTTTGATCCTACTCCTCAACAGAACTAATGTTTTATAATTCAAATCAGATGAATATCTGTTCTTGTAGTATTCTTTAAGGTAGCCCTTACGTTTTGCATGTTTCCTTTTTTGGGATGCTATTTTGTTTGCATTAATACGCTCTTTAATTGTCATGTTTTGGTAGCGCTGACAACTTTGTTTAGTCCGCATTTCCTTCTTATCTGTCGGCAGTGACTGATAAGTTCCAGCGCTACAGCATTTCTTTGAGCAATACCTTTTTTTAAGTCTAACTTTAAAAAAGTTGCAGCATTTATTATTCCCACAAGGCTTAATCACAGCCCAGCCTCACTGAGCGCCTGATCAATAGCTTGTTTCATGGCCTTTAGGTTTCTTACCGACGACCCCTCAATGATGCTATCGATCACCCTGTATGTCGTTATGCCGTTAATGTAGATCACTTCGTCGTCACGGTTTAAAATTGTGAGTGTCATTTCGTCTGCCTTCCAAGCGCCGTTATCTTTAAACACGGCACGCTGGTAGTTGTTAAAATTGTTTCTAAGGTGATGGATTTCTCCGCCTATATTTATTTCAATGCTCATCCGCCTGCCTCATCACCTGTGATCCACTTACCGACGAAGACGGCCGGAACCTCACGCCCCGTGCGTCCATCCTGCACTTTATCTATGCGCAGCACGTCGGTCTTAACCCATGTTCTTACGATTGCCTTAACGCGCGTTTTCACCGCCTGCTCGTCAATGTCCAAGCCAAGCTCCTGAGCAATAGCTACTCCCACCCACTGCTTAGACTGCACGTTCTCACGATATGGGTCACTCTCGGCCTGCTTGCCCACCACCCGCTGCACGCGCATTGCATCCTTGGTTGTGATGCTATCGAAGTGGTCTGGCTTTTTCATCGATATGCACACGCCTATCCACTCGCCATTGGCAATCTGCACGCCAATAATACGTCGATAGAGTGACTTATCTGTTGCCGCTGCCAGGTTCTGCTTGGCATCATCAACGCGAAACATGCCGGTTGCCTGATCCTCCGGGAAGCCAAGCTGCATGGCATCCTCTACGCTAATCTTATTGATAATGCGTGCCGTGCGAGCTGCACCGATTAAGCTACCGGCGCCACGAATGCTGTCGACATTGGCATCCTCTCCATTTCCCTTTCGGGTGTGATGCACGAGCGTGACAGAGCAATTGGCGTTACGAGCAATAGCCCGAAACATAGCCACGACGACTTGAATGCTGGTATTGCTGTTTTCGTTGACTTGGCTGACCGACACAAATGGGTCGACAATAACTGTCGTAATATTTTCGCTGATGATCTTTTCTTGGAAGTATGTTGCCAGTGCATCATTAGTCACCAAGCCATCACGGCCCTCTGCAGCCATGACTATCTTTATGTCGTCCTCCCCATCGATGAATAGCTTGCCATAAACGTCGTCCTTTTTTAGGCCGTAGTGCTTCATGGCAGCCAGCACCCTCATGTTAAGCTCGCTGCGTGGGTCTTCTAAGTTAATCAGCCACACATTGCCCTGATCGTGTACTTCCTCATCCAGTAGATGCATGCCGGTGGCTATGGACAAAGCCTCGACAATTGTCAGTGATGTCTTGCCCACGCCGCCGGCAGATGCCAGGACAGATATATACCCCCGTATATACGACGTACCGTAAAGCCACTGCCTGCGAGGCATTGTCATCTCATCGAAGTTGGCTAATAGCGTCGGCCACCTAATTGCGATTTCATTTCGAGCTGCAGCCATTACCTTCTGCGCCTCGTCTGGCTCCTGGTAGTCGGCCTGCGGTATTTGCGCAGCCATCATGGCAACCACGGGGTCTGGCTGTGGCGTCCATCCCTTTGCTCTGGCACCATCGATGGCTGTCTGCACCTCACGCTGCGTGTCGTCTGCGGAGTAGCCGCCCAAGGTAAACTTGTCGGTCAGGCTATGGATTTCTCCATCTGTAAGCCCACGGCTTACATAGCTGCCCACAAGGCGCACGATGTTGTGATGCCAGTCCTGCCCGGCCATGATGCTCTGCTCGGCCAGAGCGCGATCCATTGCCTGCTGACCTAGGTCGATATTGAACGTGCCTTCGGCTGCCGGCTTCGGTGCTGCATTACTGCCAAAGACTTGGACTAGGCGCTCGAAGCCGATTGGATCGCGGTCATCCGAAAACTCAGTCCTCATAGTGACCAGCTCGCTAACGTATCCACGCGCCTGCTTCTTATCATTCGGCCAGCTAACGGTGCCGGCAACGCGCATGATGCGGCTGGGATTGACGACGACTTGATCTGTTTCTAATCGGCTGGCAATGGCACGCTGCACGCCCCGCCATGCGTCTAGGTTGTATACTGGCTCATCAAGCTCCCAATATGCGTGGCCTCTGACGTGTGGCTCGGTGCCTGTCTTGACAGACATAGTAAATCTAGGCCCGGCAAACTCCATGATGTTTCGCATGCCCTGAGCATCGTCGGCATCTGCAAAGCAATATGTGGCGGCCAGTATGTCTGCGTCTGTGGCAGCCTTTCCGGCCTCAACTGGCTTTGTTCCGTCTATTGGATTGATCACCATGTAGACGTTTTGCTTGGCTGCATTCATCGCCTTGATGTGATCGATGGCCTCGCCCAAGAAAAACTTATTGGTTGAAAATCTAGCGACGTTTACGCCGCCAGACTGCCCTATGCATCGCACCTCAATTACCGGCGATCCATCTATTTCATCCCATCGGCGTATT